GTGTTACTCCTATTTGAGTTATCTAGTTGCGATGCCATACCAGTCGAGGATGACCTTGCTGCAGTTATCCTGATACATGGTAACGACGTGCTCGTTGCAGTTGCCGTTATCCAACGTCATGGCTGCGTGCGTCAATGTCGTAACCATGTAGTTATATGCGACATGCCATTCTTTTTTTCGTCCCATCCCCATCAGGAATAAGATCGCCTCTTTGGTGCTTTTGTAGTTCATACGTTTCTCCTGTTTAACCTAGAATGTTTTAGGTTGGTTGTTGTAGCTAGGATGTCAAAACCTGTAACCTCTTTGATTGCTGCAGCCTCTTTGATTGCCATATCAATCTCGGCAAGTGGAGAAGGCAGGATAAGCGCTCTACCTTGACCAAATGCTTGCGTGATTGCTGGTAACAACGGGACTACCATTTGCTGGCAGTAAGTTTCCATGTCCATGTTGGTAAGAGCGGAAACAATCTCCATTAGTGTGTAGCCGTCGGGGTCTACTATAGTTACTAGGTGTCTGTTCACTGTCGTTCTCCTGTTTAACCTAGAATGTTTTAGGTTGGTCTCTACAAACCAGACGAATTTCTAGTTTGTAATATACATATTATACCATATTGTGATACAGATTGCAAGTAGGCGTTGGTCAGTTCTGCGTGGTGATATTCTATTGTTATGAAAAGGGCCGTTTTGTTACGTTTGTTACGTTTTCTACGCTGTAATATAACAGTAGAAAAATGGCTGTAGCCTTAGTGGAGCGTGACGTTTATTTATTTATAGTATTGTATTGTTATATTGTTATCTGATTTTAGAATTACACGACGATGTTTTAGGGATTTTTAGTTTGGGGTCTGTGTGTACGTGTGCATAAGCAGAGAAGCTCTTTTTCTCCAGAGATGGGGATAAGTGTTTTTGTGACGTAACAATGTAACAATAGGACTTTATTGAGTAGCATCAATAACATAGCGTGTAACATTAATGCGTAACAATACTATGCAAACGTAACAATACAACTCAGGTTGTAGCTTATGCAGTAGCTAAGCTACTATCATGTACCTACTATCATAGGTACTATCATAAAAAAAGTTTTTATGACCGGCGAGCTGGCGAGCTGGCGAGCTGGCGAGCTGGAAAGTCAGACGCAGAAAAGCCCGCGCACGGCGGGCTAGTTTGTTTAACCTAGAATGTTTTAGGTTACTCTCCGCTTTCATCCTTGATTTCGAGACCGAGGTGGGAGCAGGCATCTCGCGCTACGCCGATAAGGTATTCATCGTCTAGCGTGGTTGCGTGTCGAAAGACTGCGCGGACGGCTTCCATCAATTTTTCTTCGGTGGATTTTCCAGCCCTCTCGGAGCCCTCTGGTGCGACATAATGTTCAGAGCAAGATTGAACATACTTCCAGCGCTGATCAAAGTTAGGCAGATCGGCTTCGTTCCAGGCATCACGGTAATTACCGCGAATTATTTTTACCAGTTTGTAAGATTGTTGCTCCATCCCACAATTTGCCGCGCTCGCATTGCCCTTAAAGTTATACCAGCCAATTCCAGGCAATGCGGTATCAAATGCGGTAGCTACTTCAGCGCCCGATTGCTTCGCTTTCAGATTGCTGGTGATGTCGCTCGCTATTGCGGCATCTATGGCAGCTTTCAAGGGCGACGTATCGGCATTTTCTACAGTTGCTGTTACTTTAGTTTTTCTACTCATTTTCATTCTCCACCTGAACCGGGTTGATTAATTTGTGTGTGTTCCAATTCAGTAAAATCATTGTCTCACATTGTGGTACGAATAGCAAGTAGGCATTAGCAACCTAAAAGTTCTAGGTTGACCCCCACCCCTACCCCACCCCCCACTTGAGCGCGTTAGGTTCCATAGCTACCTATACATAGCAATCTGCACATTACATACCAAATTTTGGGGTACCCCCTGTTTTTTGTAACAATACACACCGCACCCCCACCCCCCTCCACACAGAAACACCCCCCTATAGGAGTCCCGCACCTCCTGTTGCTACGGCATATCAATATGTTACACTCCACAAAACCGGTACTGGATACCTGCGATATGTCTGTGGTACAGATAGAACCCACTAAAGATCACCCTGTTCCCTACGATTTGGCAGAAGAAAAGCCTACGACCCGCATCAAAGAAGTCGAGGTGGCTGGCAACACGGCAGAGTTACAGGAATCATTAGGTGCGAGGCTTGAGGTTACTGAAGAGGATGCGGAAAGAGAGAAACAACTCCTCCAGGCAGTAGCTGAACGAACAAAAACTGCTGATTTGACCCATGCGCCTACAGCTTTTGCAGCAGCGTCGTTTCTGCGTATGTACGGCCAACAACTCGCTATGGATACAGCGGAAGCACGCGCAGCTATTACCCACAAGCTGATGGAAATAGCTAACTGTGGTGATATACGTTATGAGCTTAAAGCCTTGGAATTGCTAGGAAAACATAGCGATATAGGGATATTTACCGAGCGCAGCGAGATAACCATAAACTATAAGAACCCTGAAGACCTAGAGAAAGCCATTAAAGACCGGGTGAAGAACCTACTTAATGCTACTTTAATAGACGTAGCACCAATGGATGAGCGCCTGGACGAGGCGTTAGGTGAGGAAGGAGCAGAGCTGGATGCCTGAAGTGTCTCCGTTTGATGACCTTACCCTCAAGGATATACCGGCTATACTTCCTATGTTGTCTGTGCCGGAACGGGAAAAACTGCTGGCTGAGCTGGATCATCTGGATAAGCTTAAAGAGCAAAATAAAGCGCAGACGCGGTTCATAGATTTTGTAAAGCAGATGTGGCCTATATTTATTCGTGGGAAGCATCATGACAAGATGGCTGAAGCGTTTGAGCGTGTGGCGCGTGGTGAGTGTAAGCGCCTCATTATTAATATGCCCCCTCGTCATACCAAGAGCGAGTTCGCCTCGTACCTGTTACCCGCGTGGTTCCTGGGTAAATATCCCCACAAAAAGGTGATTCAGACCTCCCATACGGCAGAATTGGCGGTAGGGTTTGGTCGTAAGGTACGTAACCTTGTAGATCAGGATAACTACAGGGCAATATTCCCGCAGCTAAGTTTGCAAAGGGACTCAAAGGCAGCAGGGCGGTGGAACACGAGTAAGGGCGGGGATTACTTCGCCATCGGTGTAGGCGGGGCAGTAACCGGTAAGGGCGCGGATTTGCTCATTATTGATGACCCGCACTCGGAGCAGGAAGCAGCACTGGCCGAGATAAACCCGGATATTTACGATAAGGTTTACGAATGGTACACATCCGGCCCCCGGCAAAGACTTCAGCCGGGTGGGGCCATCGTGATTGTAATGACCCGTTGGAGTCTGCGTGACCTGACTGCCAAGGTGTTAAAAGCGGAAGCAGAGCGTGGGGGCGATTCGTGGGAAGTCATTGAATTTCCTGCACTTATGCCTAGTGGTACGCCGCTGTGGCCTGAGTTCTGGTCGCGGGATGAGCTACAAGTACTGAAGCAGGAGCTACCCAACTCCAAGTGGATGGCGCAGTATCAGCAGAATCCCACATCCGAGTCTTCAGCTATTGTGAAACGTGAGTGGTGGAAGACCTGGGAAGAGGAAGAACCCCCTGCGTGTGATTATATTTTAATGTCGTGGGACACCGCGTTTGAAAAGAATAACCGTGCTGACTATTCAGCATTGACTACATGGGGTGTGTTCTACCATGATGATGAAACAGGAAACCCGCAAACAAATATTATACTGCTTAATGCGTTCAGGGAACGGATGGAGTTCCCGAAGCTTAAGAAAGTAGCTATAGAGCAGTATGACAGCTGGCAACCAGATGCGTTAATTGTAGAAAAGAAAGCATCCGGTGCGCCGCTAATCTATGAGATGCGGGCGATGGGCATACCGGTGCAGGAGTTCACCCCCACACGGGGTAATGACAAGATAACACGACTTAATTCCGTGTCTGACCTGTTTGCTTCTGGTATGGTATGGGCACCGAACCGTCCGTGGGCGGAAGAAGTTATTGACGAGGTAGCAAGTTTTCCATCAGGGGAACACGATGATTACGTAGACTCTACGTCTATGGCACTAATGCGGTTCCGCAGGGGCGGCTTTATAAGATTACCTTCAGATGAAAAAGATGAGATTCAGTACTTCAAACAACGCAGGGGTGGGTACTATTAATGGCGATTGAGCGCAGGTTAAACGGGATGGGGGAAAGCGTTGAGGGCAATGCAGCTGAGATAGGGCTGGATGCGGTACTGGAAATTGAAATTGAAGAACCTGAAATAGCCGAGATGGAAGATGGCAGTGTAGAAATAACGCTGGTCTCTGACACAGTTAATGAAGACATTGAAAATGCACCTTTTGACGCGAATTTAGCGGAGTACATGGAGGAAGGCCAACTCCTTGAATTATCTACAGAATTAGTTGGTGAAGTGGAAGCAGATACCCAGAGCCGTAAGGAATGGGCAGATACATTTGTCAAAGGGATGCAGGTACTGGGCTTCAACTACGAGAACCGTACAGAGCCTTGGCAAGATGCCTGTGGGGTATACAGCACAGTGTTAGCCGAAGCTGCCATACGTTTCCAAGCCGAAGCGATGAGCGAGACTTTTCCTGCCGCTGGCCCTGTAAAAACCCAGATATTAGGGGAAATAACTCAGGACAAAGAAGACGCAGCTCTGCGCGTTAAAACGGATATGAACTACGAGCTTACGGACGTGATGGTGGAGTACCGCCCCGAACACGAACGTTTGCTTTATAGCCTTGGGTTGGCAGGTTCAGCCTTTAAAAAGGTGTATTTTGACCCTAATTTAGACCGTCAGGTTGCTTTATACGTCCCTGCGGAAGACATGGTAGTGCCTTACGGCGCGTCTAACTTGGAAACCGCAGAGCGAGTTACGCATATAATGCGTAAAACCAAGAACGAAATGGTTAAATTGCAGGATGCAGGGTTCTATAGGAATGTAGAACTAGGCGATCCGGTTACCTTTACCACTGATATTGAAGAACAAAAGGCCAAAGAGAGTGGTTTTTCCATAAATGAGGACAACCGCTACACTTTATATGAGGTTCACGCTGACTTAATCCTTGATGAAATAGACCAACCAGAGCGAGAACGCCCGCGTGGTATGGGATTAGCCCGTGGTGAAGATAGAAAGGAAGGGGAAGCCCTGCAAATAGCCCTACCTTACGTAGTTACCATCGAACAAGGGACTGGCACAGTCCTTGCAGTACGAAGAAACTGGAACCCTGACGATCCGTTGAAGCTAAAGCGTCAACATTTTGTCCATTACGTGTACGTTCCTGGGTTTGGTTTCTATGGTCTTGGTTTAATTCACATTATTGGAGGCTATGCACGCGCAGGAACCTCCATAATCCGTCAATTAGTTGACGCTGGCACACTTTCTAACCTACCGGGGGGCTTAAAATCGCGTGGTTTGCGCGTAAAAGGGGATGATACCCCCATTGGGCCGGGTGAATTCCGTGATGTTGACGTACCTAGCGGGTCAATACGCGAGAATATCCTTCCATTACCCTATAAAGAGCCAAGTCAGACGTTATTGGCGCTTTTAGACAAGATTACCGAAGAAGGTCGTCGTTTAGGGGCTATTTCGGACATGAATATCTCCGATATGAGTGCAAATGCGCCTGTCGGTACCACATTAGCTATACTTGAACGTACATTGAAGCCTATGGCGGCGGTTCAATCCCGTGTCCACTACGCCATGAAGCAGGAGTTTAAGCTGCTCCGGGCAATTATGGCTGAGTATGCTCCTGTTGAGTATGAGTACATGCCTGATCGTGGTGAGCCTCGCGCTCGCCAGGCTGATTACGCAATGGTAGAAGTAATTCCTGTAAGTGACCCCAATAGCAGTACGATGGCACAAAGAGTTGTGCAATATCAGACTGTTATGCAAATGTCACAGAATGCCCCACAAATCTATGACCTCCCGCAGTTGCATCGACAGATGATTGAGGTTTTAGGGATTAAGAACGCGGATAAGTTAGTACCAACAGATGATGACATGAGGCCGGAAGACCCTGTTAGTGAGAACATGGATGCGTTAGTTGGTAAACCTATTAAGGCGTTTATCTACCAGAATCACGAAGCCCATATAACTACTCACCAAGCGTTTATGGAAGACCCTCAAATGGCTGCGACCATTGGTCAGAATCCGGCAGCCGAGCAAATTATGGGATCACTACAAGCACATATTGCGGAACATACAGCGTTCTTATATAGACAGCAGATGGAGATGCGGTTGGGTGCACCGCTGCCTCCTCCCAATGAGGAACTTCCAGAGAACATGGAAGTGTTGTTGTCCCAAACTATGGCCCAAGCCGCTATTAAGCTTACTCAACAGAAACAAGCACAAGCCGCACAACAGCAGGCACAACAGCAAGCTGAAGACCCTGTGTTCCAAATGCAGCAACGAGAACTCGCACTTAAGGAACAAGACGCACAGCGTAAAGCGGCTAAAGATGTAGCGGATGTAGAGCTAAGTCAGGAACGATTGGGTCTGGATAAAGAAAAAGCTCAAACCACAGCTGTGCTAGAAGCTAGTCGCATAGCCTCGCAGAATGAGCAGGCAGAGGCCAAGAATGATTTAGCTGAAACTAAAGCGATTATGGATATGACTAAAGATAAAGCAGAGGAAGAACGGTTAAGAGCAGAAGCGCATCGTGATGCGTCTGAAGCCTACCGCGATGACAGAGAGGACAGATAATATTTATTTTAAACCACAGGAGTTAGAACCCTATGAAAGAAGTAAACCGTGATAGCACGTTGAACAACGTTAAGTATGTAGATTTTCCAACTACGCAAAAAGAAATACTAAGAGCAATTTTCTGCCTTACCCATGATGCAGCAATAGAGGAACCCAATGAGGCAATGAAATGCTCTCAGGCAGTGTTAAACCTTGCTAATGCCCTTAGTGTTATAGACCGCACAGGAAGGGATACATAATGGCTAAAACCGTCTTTGACGTGCTGCAAGACAAGATTACAGTGGAAATGCAGGCTGCTAATGAACATTTAACCAGTGGGGCGGCTAAGGATTTTGCTGGATATAGGGATTTATGTGGCTTTATTCGGGGTCTGGAAGTCGCATTACGAGAAGTAAATGACCTCTCGCGTAATTATATGGAAGATAAAGATGACTGAAATGACCGCTTTAGAGATGAAGCGCAAAGAAAAAATAGAAACAGACGGGGCAGCGCAGGAAGCGTTGGATGCGCTTATCCCCAAACCTGTAGGGTACAGGGTACTTGTAGCCCTCCCTAATGTAGAAGAAACGTTTTCAGGGGGAATCCTGAAAGCAGCTAAAACTCTCCATGAAGAGTACATCCTGTCTACGATAGGTGTGGTTTTGGATATGGGGGAGCAAGCATACACTGACAAAGACCGATTCCCTACTGGCCCGTGGTGTAAAGCCGGGGACTATGTAATGTTTCGAGCTAATACAGGTACACGGTTTAAGGTAGGCGCTCAGGAGTATCGTCTGATGAATGACGATTCTATTGAAGCCATTGTTAATGACCCGAGTGGAATCACTCGTGCGTGAGGAGTAAGTTATGCCAATACAACAAGTAGAGTATAAATTTCCTGATCCTGATAACACAGGCGGCAAAGAAGTGGAAGTGGAAGTAACAGATGAAGGTGAGTTTGAGCTAGAAATTGAAGGTGCTGTGGGGCGAGAGGAAGTAGGCAAACCCAAACAGGAAGTTAAGGAAGAAGTTGAAGTTGAAGTAATAGACGACACGCCTAAAGTTGATAGAGGACGTAAATCTTCTAGTCCCCCTGAAGAAGTAACTGATGAAGAGTTGGAAAACTATTCTGAAAAAGTCAAGAAACGCATTAAGCATTTTAGTAAAGGCTACCATGATGAACGCAGAGCTAAAGAAATTGCGGAACGTCAAAAGGAAGAAGCCATTAGCTACGCAGGGCAGCTCGTAGCAGAAAATAAAAAACTTAAAGGGAGCGTGGATTCTAGCCACAACTCACTTATTGAATCTGCTAAAAAGCAGGTTCAAAGTGAAATGGTAGTGGCCCGAAAACAATACAAAGACGCTTATGAAAGTGGGGAGCCAGATTCTATTGTAACCGCGCAAGAGGGGCTTAATGCGGCACAAATACGGATGGATAAAGTGGAAAGATTGCGGCCCCGTGTTCGTGGTGAGGTAAGAGGGACTTTACAACCCCCTCAAAATACTGTTCAATCCCAGGTACAACGAACGCAACCACCTGTTGAACGTGACGAAAAAGCTGAAGCATGGCGTGATGAAAACCCCTGGTTTGGGGATGATGACGAGATGACAGCGCTGGCGTTGGGGTTGCACACAAAATTAACGAAGGGGGGCACAAGCCCTCAATCAGATGAATACTACGAGAAGATTAATTCTCGGATGCGACAACTATTCCCCGCCGAGTTTGACGAGGGGGTAGAAGATGGACCAGCAGGACGAAGGAAAAAATCGAGCAATGTGGTTGCACCCGCTACGCGGAGCACATCACCTAGAAAGGTGACTTTATCGCAAACACAAGTAGCTCTTGCAAAACGACTAGGCGTTCCCCTAGAAGAATACGCTAAACAAGCTGCGGTATTGATGAGGAAACAGGACTAATGGGTGAATACAGACTAGATAGAGAACTAGACACCACAGAGAGAAAAACCCGTAAGCCAGCATGGACTAGGCCCGAACTACTGCCTAGCCCTACGCCGCAAGAAGGGTATAAATTTCACTGGGTTCGCGTTGCGACCAACGGTCAGCCTGATCCTACGAATGTTTCTTCAAAGTTACGAGAAGGTTGGGAGCCATGCAAAGCCTCGGATCACCCTGAAATTGAACTTGTGAGCATAGAGAATGAACGCTTCAAGGACAATGTAGTGATGGGCGGTTTAATGCTTTGTAAAGCACCTAAAGAGCTTGTTGAAGAACGTAATGCCTACTATAGAGAAACAAATGAGGCGCAAATACGTTCTGTAGACAATAATTTAATGCGAGAGTCTGACCCTAGAATGCCTCTGTTTAATGAAAGGACTTCTAAGGTTACTTTCGGTAAAGGATAATTAGGAGATGTAAATGGCTACTACAGCTACCCCTTATGGGCTACGGCCTATAAACGAGGTGAGTGGTACCCCTTATGCAGGGGCCACCCGCAAACTTCCTATTGCGTCCGGTTATGGTACTAATATTTTTTATGGCTCTGTTGTCATAATTAATGCTACTGGTACTATTGAACTGTGTACGGATTTAGGTTCCGCAGGCGATCCATTCCCCGCTGGTACTGTTGGCGTGTTTATGGGTTGTTCTTATACGGATGCAACTTTAGGTTTTGTTAATCGTCAGTATTGGCCTACCGGTCAAGTCGCTTCTGATGCGTTAGCATTTATTGTGGACGATCCCCAAGTTGCTTTCCAGATGCAAGGTGATGCAGCAATGACTCAAATTACATTGGGCATGAATGCACCTTTGGCTAATGTACAATCGACTTCTACCGGTAGCACCACTACAGGTAATTCGGATGTTGCATTGGACGCAACTACCGCAGCAACTACAGGTATTTCCTTTAGAGTCATTGATTTTATTAATGCTCCGGGTAGTGCAGTAGGTGATGCGTTCACTGATGTGGTGGTTAAATTTAACCCCGGATCGCATTCATACACCAAGAATACCGGTACAGTCTAAGGAGATTGACAGATGGCTATTTCAAGAGCGCAACTCCTCAAGGAACTACTACCGGGTTTGAATGCCCTGTTTGGCCTTGAGTACGCACGATACGGTGAAGAAACCAAAGAAATCTTTGAAACAGAGACTTCTGACCGTTCCTTTGAAGAAGAAGTTAAGTTGTCAGGCTTTGGTGCCGCTCCCGTTAAAAACGAGGGTTCCGCCATTCAGTATGACAATGCACAAGAAACTTACACCGCACGATATGTGAATGAAACAATCGCTATGGGATTTTCAATAACTGAAGAAGCTATTGAAGACAACCTGTATGATTCTTTGTCTTCTCGTTATACGAAGGCATTAGCACGAGCTATGGCATACACCAAGCAGGTTAAAGGTGCAGCTATTCTCAACACTGGCTTTGCTGGTGGCCCTACGTATGGTGACGGAGTAGTATTATTTTCAACAGCGCATCCACTGGTTTCTGGTGGAACTAACGCGAATACTCCAACTACTGGCGTTGATTTAAACGAAACTTCTTTGGAAGCGGCGGTTATTTCAATAGCAGGTTGGACTGATGAGCGTGGTCTGTTGATTGCAGCTAAACCTCGTAAGCTTATTCTCCCCCCTGCGTTGCAATTCGTTGCTACACGCTTGATGGATTCGGAGCTTAGAGTTAGCACTGCTGACAACGACATCAACGCAATGCGGAACAATGGTACAGTTCCAGAAGGTTATACAGTTAATAACTATTTGACTGATGGCAATGCGTGGTTCTTGATGACCGACGTTCCAAACGGATTGAAGCATTTTATCCGTACCCCGATGTCTACATCTATGGATGCTGACTTTGACACTGGTAATAGCCGCTATAAGGCTCGTGAGCGATACAGCTTCGGCGTATCTGACCCACTTGGCTGTTACGGTTCTGCCGGTGCTACCTAAAGGATTGTCCCCTAAAAATCATGATTCCTTGATTTTAGCCCCGCCTGGTGCGGGGTTTTTTTTGTTGTGTTAAAAAAGTATTATGCTATATACTCTAAAACAACCGGGACTAACCGGTGTATCTGACAGCTCCCGGCTGACGACATGCAGACAGATATACCCTACTCGCATGTGAGGAATCTAAAATGGCTAGAACAACTTTCTCCGGTCCTGTCCGATCACTCAATGGATTTGTTTCCGCTGGGCCGGGTGCGGCACAAGAAATTACCGCTGATAACACCACATTGGCGTTATCAATATTCCCAACCCCAACACTGGATTCTAATAATAATCCTACTGGTGCAATCACGGTGGGCAATGCTGGTGTTATTAATGTGTATGCTTCGGCTAATGGAACAGGTGCAGGGCAACTTACACTTCCAGCAATACTGGATACAGTCCCATCAAGCACCACACCACCTACTGACCCCACTGCTCCTGACCAACAGAATCAGCTGGGTGCTCAGATAATTGTTATTAGTGCTTATGATCTGTCCAATGATCTTGTAATTAAGCCTTCGGGAGCCGATGTGTTTACTGGTTATGCAATGTCTGTAGATTCAGCGGGGCTAACTAAAACTTTTATTAGTGGAGTAGGTGATACTACTTTTACGTGGAATGGTGGGACTAAGGGCGGTGATATAGACAGCATCATAAAATGTACTATTGTTGCTGCCAATACATGGTATGTAGAAGCCGTATGTACGGGAGCTGCCGGTGGGGCTGGTGCTACTCCATTTAGTGCTTAATCCTAACTTTAAGGAGTAATTTATGGCTGATGCACTTACAAGCCAAGTGATACAGGATGGTGGGCGTACTGCTGTCCTGAAATACACCAATATCAGTGACGGGGTAGGTCAAGCAGCGGCTGTATTAGTAGATGTTTCTACCCTTAGTGCTGACCCTATAACCAAACAAGCTTGTAACGGTGTTACCTTGCAGACTATTACCTTTTCCAATATTGGGATGGGGGTAGAGCTGTTATGGGATGCAACAACTAATATCCCCCTTCTTAACCTTCCGCAAGACTGGGAAGATACCATAGATTTTTCTGCTTTTGGTATCCCCAATGATGCGGGTGCTGGCAAGACGGGAGATATTTTAGTTACTACAGTGGGGGCAACCCTTGCGGATACTTACCTGCTTGTTTTAACGGTAACCAAGACTTATTTTGATGCCAGCGTTTAATGCCTAGTAAGAGTAAGGCTCAGAAGCGATTAATGGCCGCAGTAGCCAATAATCCCAAGTTTGCTAAAAAGGTTGGTGTACCACAGTCTGTCGGACGTGAGTTTGCCAACGCAGATAAGAGGAATAAAGATATGCCAAGTAAATACGACAGTACGGCTAACAAGCCGGGTAAAGCGGTGAAGAAGTATAGGGGAGGCGGTAGAGCTGCCGGTCGGGCCGGTCAGAGCGCAGTTCTAGCTCGACAAGCAGCTAGAAGACCACCCATGACTCAGTGGAAGCCGCCAGCGGCTCCAGTTGCTAGTGCAGCACCAGCAAGCCAACCAGCTATGAAGCCTTGGACGGGAAAAAAGGGCGGCGAGGTCCACGACAAGAAAGTGTTACGTAATCTTGACGATGAGGTTTATCGAATTGCTGATAAAGAACGTATGGGTGGTGCCGAAGGGCGCGATGCACGGGATGAGCGTGGACGCATAAATCGAGAAAAAGATTATGAAAAGCGCCAACTGGACAGTATGGCTGATGGTGGCAAAGTGAGTGGTAAGACTAGAAGGCGTGGCGATGGCCCAATTATGCAAAGAGGGTTCACACGCGGTGGAACGGTTTAATTTATTAACAAATAAGGAGAAATAGTATGGTTGGCCTATTTGGTAGACCTGATCCTAACGCAAAAGAAACACCGAAACCTGCACCTAAAAAACCTGCGCCTAAAAAAGTGGCTAAGAAAAAAGCGGCTAAATAGGAGTATTTACTATGATGGAATCGAGAGGCATGGGGAAAATAAGCCCTTGTAAAATGCCCGGAAGAGGTAAAAAGCCTACTGCATTGAAAGATGGTGGCTGGATTCAGAAAGCTATTAAGAAGCCAGGAGCTTTACGTAAGGAACTAGGAGTTAAGAAAGGGCAAAAAATACCTGCTAAAGAATTAAATGCGGCGGCTAAAGAATCCGGCAAATTGGGACAACGCGCACGCTTGGCTAAAACCTTGAGGAGCATGGCTTAGTGGCAACCACTAACACAGCTACGTTTATAATGGATTTCACGGAAATTGCCGAAGAAGCCTTTGAGCGTGCTGGAAGGGAATTACATTCAGGCTATGATTTAAAGACTGCCAGGCGGTCAATGAATTTATTGACTATTGAGTGGGCTAATCGCGGCATTAATATGTGGACGATTGATGAGGGGTCTATAAATTTAGAAGAAGGGGTAGCTACATACGACCTTCCCGCTGCCACGATTGATTTGATTGAACAGGTTATTCGTACTAATTCAGGCAATGCTACTACTCAGTCGGACCTTAACCTCTCTCGCATTAGCGTTTCTACTTATTCTTCTATACCTAACAAGCTTACCCAAGGCCGTCCTATTCAAGTATGGATAGACAGATTACGTGATAATCCTACGGTAACCGTCTGGCCTGTGCCGGAGCAGGGGACGGCCCTTGCGCCTTATTATGTACTACGGTATTGGCGACTTCGACGCATACAGGATGCGGGCGCGGGAGTAGAGACTCCTGATATGAATTTTAGGTTTTTTCCGGCTTTGGTGTCTGGGCTGGCATATTATATTGCTACTAAAATCCCAGAATTAATGCCACGTATAGATATGCTTAAAGGACAGTATGACGAACAATATGCTTTAGCAGCAGGGGAAGATAGAGAAAAGGCTTCTATTAGCTTAGTCCCTCGCATATACGGGGCAAACTAAAATGAGCGAACGGTTTGCTTCAGGGCAAAACGCTATTGCAGAATGTGATGTATGCGGGTTTCAGTATAGATTACGTCAGTTAAAACCACTTGTTATAAAAGCGGTTGTTACAGGGATAAAAGCGTGCCCTGAGTGTTGGAACCCTGACCAACCACAATTAATGTTGGGTGTGTTCCCGGTATCAGACCCACAAGCAATACGTGATCCAAGACCGGACTTTACGGGGTATCCCCAGAGTCGGGCACATATTGAACCGGTAGACCCTCTTTATGCTTTTGGGCATATTGGGTTGGTTACCATAGTAATTACTTAGGAGCATATAATGGCTAAAGCACCAAAAGTTAAAAAGTGGCCTGGTATTAAAAAGTACAGCCCAGGTACTACTGTTAATTCACCAGAGCAATCTTCTGCCCCTGTTAAAACCACTGGTATTAAAATAAGAGGCGTAGGCGCAGCTACTAAAGGAATTATTGCTCGTGGCCCTATGGCATAGGGATATAACAAGTGAACTACACCGAACTTACAACCAATATACAGGACATCTGTGAGCAAACATTCACGGTGGATCAGCTGGCTATGTTTACTCAGCAAGCGGAACAAATTATCCACACGACTGTAGATTTGCCTGCTATGCGGATCAACCAAACCGGTACTACCACCATTAACAATAAGTACCTTACGATGCCGTCTAACATGCTGTATGTATATTCTGTGGCTGTAATAGATGGAGCCAGTAGTTACACCTATTTGCTCAATAAGGATGTGAGCTTTATCCGAGAGGCATATCCAGTATCTGCTACTACAGGGATACCAGTGCATTATGGGATTTTTGGTGAAACTACTTTTATTCTAGGCCCAACCCCCGATGCTAGTTACAACATGGAAATTCATTTTGCCAAGTATCCTGAGTCTATAGTTACCGCAAGTACTACATGGCTCGGTACTGAGTTTGATTCTGCGTTGTTAAACGGGGCGCTACTAGAAGCTATACGATTCCAAAAAGGGGAGCCAGATATGGTAGCTATGTACGAAAAATTGTATGTCCAAGCTATGGCTCTTTTAAGAAATATGGGAGCAGGGAGGTTAGAAACAGATACATACCGCTCAGGGGTGGTAAGAGTACCTCCTCATTAAAGGATAAATTATGTTAAGTACAGCAGGTGGAATGGAAGTAGGAATAGTAAAAGTAGGCACTATGTCGGGACGGGGTTTTACCCCTGAAGAAATAGCGGAACAAGCGCTAGATAAAATTATCTCTATTGGTAATAACTCACATCCAGTTATACAGGCCCAAGCAGAAGCATTTAGAACAGAGATTGGGAGTGTATTACTTGCGTATTTAAAACAAGCTGTGGCTTCACATAACACCACATTAACCAACCGTTTTCGGGATGCAGGACATCCAGAATTAGTTAAATTATTAGAGGTATAAAATGGCTATTACAATCACAACGGCAATGCCTACGTCGTTCAAAGTAGAACTTCTTAAAGGTTTGCATGATTTTACGGTGGGCAGCGTTACGTTCAAGATGGCGCTTTTTACAGCGGTCGCTTCAGGAAGTGGAACTTATGGCGCTGCAACCACTAACTATTCTCAGATGGGCGCAGATGAGCTTGCTACGGCCACGGGATACACCAGACCGGGCCAGTTTCTCACGTCTGTTACACCTACTGCTGATGGAACTACAGCTATCTTAGATTTCAGCGACGAAACGTGGACATCATCTACTTTTACTACTTGCGGTGGTTTGATCTACGATACCTCGGACTCTGATTCTGCTTGTGCTGTGTTGAGTTTTGGTGGGGATCAGTCAGTAAGTACTGGTGACTTCCAAATTCAATTCCCAGCTGCGGC